AAGTTTGCACCAGGAACTGCAGCAGTGGTATCAGATGAATAAGTGACCTTTTCCATTGTTGAGGATGGACCAGGAGCACCACCGCCAAAGTATCCTGCTTCTGAGTTTCCTGTAGCGCCAAGAGCATATCGTGCTACAGTTAAATTAGCACTCGGAACTGCTGCAGTCGTATCTGATGAGTAGGTGACCTTATCCATAAAAGTTTTCCCAAAAGGAGACGGATAACGTCCTCCGCCAAAATACCCATGTGTTGAGTTTCCTGTAGCAGCAAAATAGTCACGAGCAACACTTAAGTTTGCACCAGGAACTGCAGCAGTAGTATCTGATGCGTAAGTGACCTTATTCATGAGTGCCGTAGCAGGAAAACCACCACCAAAATACCCAGTATCATAATAACCGATTGGGACTTGAGTTATAACAGTCTGTGAAGTTGGTGTTGGAGCAGGTGGTTGTGTGAGGGCATTTGCTCTGGAACTTGATGCAGCAAGAAGAAATCTTGCTGCACTTAAGTTTGCGCCAGAAACCGCTGCTGTGGTGTCTGATGAATAGGTAACCTTATCCATTAGTGATGTTAAAGGTTCTCCACCACCAAAATAACCTGATGTTGAGTTTCCTGTTGCAGCAAGATGACTACGCGCCACACTTAAGTTTGCTCCAGGAACAGCAGCAGTGGTATCAGACGCATAAGTAACTTTATCCATTATTGATACTGGACCAGGAAATCCACCACCAAAATAACCATGTGTTGAGTTTCCTGTTGCAGCAAGATAACCTCGTGCCACACTTAAGTTTGCTCCAGGAACTGCAGCAGTAGTATCTGATGAATAAGTAACCTTATCCATTTGTGCTGTGGTACCAGGCAACCAACCACCACCAAAGTAACCATGTGTTGAGTTTCCTGTTGCTGCAAGCAACCATCGTGCCAGAGTTAAGTTTGCACTCGGAACTGCTGCAGTAGTATCTGATGAATAAGTAACCTTATCCATTTGTGCTGTGGTACCAGGCAACCAACCACCACCAAAGTAACCATGTGTTGAGTTTCCTGTTGCTGCAGGTCCTTCTCGTGCCGCACTCAAGTTTGCTCCAGGAACTGCAGCAGTTGTGTCAGACGCATAAGTGACCTTATCCATTGTTGAACGGAAACCATTACCATATCCACCACCAAAATAACCTGATGTTGAGTTTCCTGTTGCGGCAAGACCATATCGTGCTACAGTTAAATTTGCTCCAGGAACTGCGGCGGTGGTGTCTGATGCATAGGTGGTCTTATCCATTAACGTTTTTCCAGCAGGATATGGTCCACTACCACCAAAATACCCAGTATCATAAGAAGAAAGATTATCAATAAACCTGTTATCAAATGTTTTTGGTAATGTACTTGGATCAGGAAGACCATTTGCACTATTACTTGATGCGGCAAGGTCAATTCGTGCTACAGTTAAATTTGCTCCAGGAACAGCAGCAGTGGTATCAGACGCATAAGTAACCTTATCCATGAGTGCTGTTGTAGGAAAATCACCTCCTCCAAAGTAACCATGTGTTGAGTTTCCTGTTGCAGAAAGAGATAATCGTGCCACACTTAAGTTTGCACCAGGAACTGATGCAGTGGTATCTGATGAGTAGGTGGTCTTATCCATTGTCGATTTTAGACCAGGAAACCCACCACCAAAGTAACCATGTGTTGAGTTTCCTGTTGCAGAAAGAGATAATCGTGCCACACTTAAGTTTGCACCAGGAACTGCTGCAGTGGTATCTGATGAATAAGTGACCTTATCCATGAGTGCTGTGACAGCAGGTGTTAATCCACCACCAAAGTATCCGTGAGTAGAATTTCCTGTTGCGGCAAGATCACTACGTACTACACTTAAGTTTGCACCAGGAACTGCAGCAGTGGTATCAGACGCATAAGTAACTTTATCCATTGTTGATACTCTGGATGGTGTCAATCCACCACCAAAATAACCATGTGTTGAGTTTCCTGTTGCAGCAAGATTACGACGTGCTACAGTTAAATTAGCACCAGGAACTGCTGCTGTGGTATCAGATGCATAAGTGACCTTATCCATTGTTGCTAATGGTCCAATATCTCCTCCACCAAAATACCCTGAAGTAGAGTTTCCTGTAGCGGCAAGACGATAACGTGCTGCAGTTAAATTAGCACCAGGAACTGCTGCAGTGGTGTCTGATGAATAAGTAGTCTTATCCATTTGTGATGTTGCAGGATTCCCACCGCCAAAATACCCAGTGCCAGGAAATGGTGGTTCTAACCAAACATCTTCCAATGGAACCCATTCATTTTCAAGTTTTTGCTCAATGATATATTCTAAACCAAAAACACCTCTTGTCTCAGACATAATTAAATAACCTTATGCTGTAATTTTTCTAGCAGATAATTGAACATCTATAGAACTTGCCTCATCAAGTTCAACCTGAATAACATCATCAATCTCAATTCTCTTTAGTGAATCCAAAATTTCAATAGAACCATACTTTGGAACGATTAAATTATCAACCAAATATGTTGTTTTAACACCAGTATTTACAGAAACTGAAATTGTCTTTGCTCCCGAATCGGTTGTATTTGCAAGACGAATTGATTGGACAACACTTGAATATGTGGAAGATGTATAAATTGTAATAGGTGTTGTAGCGGGAAGTCCAGCAGCACCAAGACCAGTTCCAAAATAATCAGTCGATTCTTTTTCTTGATAACTAATATAAACTTCTACAGAATCATCAATACCATTACGATCATAATCAGTAGAACGAATCGTAATTTTATCTGATGGATTTAATACTTGTGGTTGTCTTAACATTTCAACTGCCATTCCAGTTGGTATTGGAATATTATATGCAAAATAACTTCTCTCACCACCATTAAAATCAAATGCACCAATGAAATTAACTTCAGTATTTCCTGTTGCTACATTTGATGCATGAATTGAATGAACAATATATTGCTTTCCTGAAGTTGATGGTAGTGTTAGTGCTGTTATTCCAATTCCAGTTGCAACTAAAGAAACACTACTCGTAATTCCTGTATTAAATAAAAAAGAATCTGATGTTTCTGCAGCAACACCAGTTAGGTTAGATCCATCACCATAATAAGTAACGATACCAGAAGTAGCAGTGATAATACCTGATGTTAAATTAATATCACCAGCAACAGTCAGTTGTGCTGTTGCAACTGTTGTTCCAATACCAACATAATTATTATCATCAGTACCGACGCCAACATATATTTTATTATCAGATACTAAATCACCAGTTTGTCTTGTTCTATCTGACATCTTAAAGACTTTTTAGTTATTTATACTCCAGAACCATCAGCAATATCTATAACTTCTTCTACAGAAGTTCCAGAACCATCAGCAATATCTATAACTTCTTCTGGTTGATTATAAGGCATTATGGGCCATGTAATATCAAAAGGATTTGATTGTAATGTAATATCTCTCAATTCTTGACGGTAAGACTTCCATTCTTCGGTATTTGTAATCTCAAAATTATAATCACTTACCTGTGTATAATCAATCTCTTTCAATAAATTATCTCTTTGATTGCGAATTGTAGTCCATTGATTCTCAATTTCTTGGTCGTTGTATGGTCTTACAGTAAATCCAACTCCAACCCATTCTATTTTTTCTGTTGTTGGATCGTGAGATGGGTATGTGTAGGGACCAGCATATCCTGCACTGATGATTTCTTCTTCAGTGAAAGTTGAAACATCAGTTCTTGTAAATCCGTTTGGAAGACGAATACGATTCGGCAGTGGTTTGGGGTGTTGGTTTTTATATGAGAAGAGTGCCATTGGTTTTTTGATTATTTAGAGACCATATCTTGGTTTTAATACATTAACTGTAGTTGAAATCTCATCATCAGTTAATCCTCTATTATAAACAATGAATCCGCCCAATCTGGCATTCCAATTAGAACTATTACCTCCATGTTCATCACTACTTCCCAAATCAACAGCACGACCATCTAAATCAATTGTTGTTGCTGCCGCAGTATTTGTAATTAAAGTATTACCATTCTTACTTATTGTTCTTGTTGAACTATTAGTAAATCTTCTAAAAGTCCAAATATTCCAAGTTTGAGAACCACCACTCGCAACTTGAGTTCTTGTATCGGCATTACAACACCCTCCTTGGTCAAAATAAACTATATCATCGCTCCAAGTACAATGAGAAAAAATACCTCTACCAGAAGAACTAGAAAGATTATTTTTATAGAACTTAAATGCTGCCGTATTAACTAATAATGCATTTTGCATACAAATTAAAAATATTGTATAACCACTTGTATTATCAATACCAAAAGAATTTGATGCTGGACCAGTACATCTATTACCTAATGTTGAAAAATAAGGTATTGAACCAGAAGTATATGAAGGTGAAGAGACCCAAGTAAAGTTTCTTCCATTACCACTCAAATCAGTCCAAGTAGTACCAGAACCAGGATATGATGCACTAACGCCAGCATCAAGGTGTAATACAAGACCATCGGTGACAATTGGTGGTACAAGTCCAGTCCATATCTCTCTACGAACAGCATCACATTGCTCCAGTCCAGTCCAAAGACCTGATGCTACTGATGTTGTTGGGTCATTATTAGAACCAATTCTTCCTCCATTAAATATTGGCATTTCTATAACTCCTTAGAGACCATATCTTCCTTTGAGAGCATCAAAGTTTTGAGTGACTTCTGATGGTGTGAGTGCTTTATTGTATATGGATACTTGTGCTATGTTTCCGTTCATATATGAAGTATATAATGCAAGTTGAAGATTTACAGATGTTGTTGTTGCACCAGAAGATTCACTCATGGTACAAGTCCAGGCCACAATTCATTACGAATTTGTTTGATATGATCGGAAGATGTCCAAAGACCTGATGCAAAAGTTCCAGTTTCCGCACCAGGAAGTTGTGCTGTTGGTGGTGTGAAGTTGGCGGTATATCGGGCGACTCCTTTGGTGATGCGGAGGTCGTCTATGTGTCCATAAAAGTATTGAGGGTCAATAACAGATCCAATTCGCAAAACTGATCTGTTTGGCGTCAGTGATCCAGAGTAACTGTTTGTTGTCGCATCTTTAACTCCATTTACATAATATGATGTTACCCCACCCGATTTTACCCACGCAATATGAGTCCAGTTATTTAAGGGCACACTAGTTGTGGTTGCGCTTCTATTTGTCGCACCTCCAGAGTTAACAAAGTCCAGCCTTAATGTTCCCCCTACATTAAATACACCAAAAGCATAATTTTGATATGTGGCAGTACTCCTCGCTTCTAAAATAGAGTGATAATTTGCTAAGGATGTTATGTACACCCAGCATTCTATTGTAAAATCTTCAGTACCAAAGTCAAAAGCACTGCTATTGGATACTTCTAAATAATCCCCACTCCCATCAAACGCAATACTTGCTCCACCAAACTTACTTTGCGTGGTGGAGATTTGTGCATTACCAACAGGTGTTACGGTATGACCATAACTACTGCTATCAGTGAAAGTAGTACTACCATTAGTTCCATTACCATTCAACAGTAATGAAACACTAGAATAATTAGGGTCATCACTTTTGGTGCCAGTAAACACCGTATTTGCTATACCAATAGTACCACCATTGAATCCCAACATAATATTATGAAATCTCTTCGTATCCTATCGTAATATGAATATCATCAGCAGCACTTGCCTGTGCTCTGATTCCTACATTCTCTTCCAGATAAAAGTAAATATCTTTAGAGCACAAAACTTGTGTTGCATCGGCAGGAACACTTACTGTCTTTGCAAGATAATAATCTACTCCACCTCTCAAGACACTGACACTTACATCTGCAGCACTTGTCCCGTCAACATTTGCTGCGAGTATTGTATTAATCTTTAATACCTTATTACTTCCTGATGCATTCGTCAGGATTCCAGTAATTGCAGTCGTGCTAAGACCCACAACTGTTGTGATTCCTGTAATCGTAGTTGGATTTTTTAAGTTAGGTGCTGCCATTTTAGAATATCATTCCCATCATTACTGGACTTATATCTGGAGTTGCGGAACCTCCTACTATATTTATATTACTGTAACCTACCACTTCAACAATATCATTTAATGATGCTCCAGTATCCAGTACAATAGATGTTCCATTTGTTGCAGTGTATTCATTTTCACTCAACTTAACACCATTCAAGAAGACATCAACATAACCAACATTATAAGTTGCAGAGAATGTTGTTTGTCCCAATGTTGCAGTATAAGTACTGACAGTTCTTGTAGTACCAGCAGAAACACTAATATCAACTGTATTTCCATTAACAGCAAAAGTACTTCCCGCACCAATAAAGTTTAATGTCGTGATTCCAGTTCCAATGACAGTTCCACCAGATTGAATACCAACACCAGAAGTAATATTCTGTAGATATTGACCATCACCATAATAAGTGATAATTCCTGTCGTTGCAGTTACAATACCAGCATTAATTTGAACACTTCCAATCGTTGCTATACCAGTTGTATAAAGATTTACATCGGATGCAATACCAGCATTTACAATATAAATCTTACCACCCATTGATGAATGATTGGTACATTGATAATAAAGAATATCCGGAGCATCAAACTGAACATCCCAAGTTAATGTTCCTGTGGAAGTATCATTGTTAGTAATGCCATCATTATATTGAGTACCAGTTGATCCATTCGGTGTACTTTGAATTCTAAATGGATGAGATCCTCCAGAATTATTAATAAACTTATACTGTTGCCCTCTTACCAAATACAGAATCGGATCATTTTCTGCCCCAGTAAATCCAGGTCCAGTAAATGTAAAATCTGATGTTCCATTAGCACCTAGAGTCCATTCGGAAGTATAAGTTGCAATACCAGCAGTTTGTGCAAAGGCAACATTAAGATCTGATTCTACAACACCATTAAGATTAAATGCAGTGGTAGCAAATGATGCAGTAGAAGCAGTACCAGCATTACCGGTAATATCAATAGCATAAGAACCAGTTAGTCTATCACTACTAATAGTTCCAGTGGTGATATTTGCTGCGTCTGCTAAGTTAAATGCTGTGGTAGCAAAGGATGCTGTTGATGCAAAGGCAACATTAAGATCTGATTCTACAACACCATTAAGATTAAATGCAGTGGTTGCAAAGGATGCTGTTGCTGCTGCTCCAGTAATACTAATGCCATAAGAACCAGTTAATCTATCACTACTAATAGTTCCAGTGGTAATGTTTGCGGCATCAGATAAGTTAGTAGCAGTAGTTGCAGTTCCTGTTATATCAATAGCATAAGAACCAGTCAATCTATCTGAAGAGATAGTTCCAGTGGTGATATTTGCTGCGTCTGCTAAGTTAAATGCTGTGGTAGCAAAAGATGCTGTTGATGCAAAGGCAACATTAAGATCTGATTCTACAACACCATTAAGATTAAATGCTGTGGTAGCAAAAGATGCTGTTGATGCAAAGGCAACATTAAGATCTGATTCTACAACACCATTAAGATTGAATGCAGTAGTAGCAAATGATGCTGTTGATGCAGTGCCAGTTAAGTTTCCTACAAATCCACCAGAAGCAGTAACAATACCTGTTGCATCAATATTTCTTACAACTGCTAAATCATTCTCAGTAAATTGAACATTTCCAGCAGCAAGTCTTGTTCCAGTTGGGAATTGTGTAGATCCAATACCAATCGCATAATTGCTCAACCAAGTATCAGTTCCAAGTCCAGCAAAAGAACCTTCCTTAAACCACATAATTTTCTTATATGTGGCAGGAAGTGTTTCACCAGCACCTGGATTAGTAAGGACAATTAAAGGGTTTCCTTCAGTTGATGCAATTGCAATACCACCGTGATTTGCTGTGGTATCATTGGAAATATCATTACCAAGTGAGTCCGTTCTTACACCAAGAATGAGGTCAGCATCAGCAACAGTTAATGTCTGAGTAAATAAAGTTGCGGATGTACCACCGATGGTAATATTTCCATCAACATTTAAATTTCGAACAATCTGAACATCTCTATTGACTGTTAAATCTTGAGGAATAGTTACTTGACTTGGGAAACTTAAAGTTGGAGTTGAACCTTCTCCCGTGCCTCCAGTAACTGTAATTTGATTAGTTGTCCCACTAATATTCTTTACATAATCGCCAAAAGTATCTGTTCCCAATCCAACACTGTTTGGTTGAATAGTTGCTGCTAATGACACATTTCCAGTGCCATCAAAGGCAATTGGGGAAGCAACAACATCTCCAGTAATCTCAAAAGTTCTTGGCGTTTGAAGTTTTGTTGTTTCGGTCGATAATCCTGCCGTTTGTGCAAAGGCAACATTAAGATCTGATTCTATTATACCATTAAGATTGAATGCAGTAGTAGCAAAGGATGCTGTTGATGCAGTACCAGTTAAGTTTCCTACAAATCCACCAGTAGATGTAGTAACACCAGAAACACTTAAGGAAGTAAGAGATCCAATACCACCTATTACATTAGTAGCAGTGACGGCAGTAGAAACATTAAACTCACTTTCGACTCTATCATTTAATGTAAATGCAGTAGTAGCAAATGATGCTGTTGCTGCTGCTCCAGTAATACTAATACCATAAGAACCAGTTAATCTATCTGAAGAGATAGTTCCTGTGGTTATGTTAGCAGCATCAGATAAGTTAAATGCAGTAGTAGCAAAAGATGCTGTTGATGCAAAGGCAACATTAAGATCTGATTCTA